TAATCTTCTATAGTATTTCCAGAATTAACAACAAATATTAAGGTTTAATTATAGTGGACAATGAACTCAAACAAATCCTTTCTGGCTGCACCTTGTCAACAAGGATGACGGCGCTTACTCTATTTCCAGAGCGCTTCTACATGCCTTTTGCTAACGAAGTGCATGGGAAGATCTTCGACCTCATTGACGGCCCTGAACAGAAAGTAGCCATCGCTGCCCCTCGTGGTTGGGGAAAGACTTCAATCGTTGCCCTGGCCTTCATGGCTAGATGGATACTCTTCCGTCATACAGGATTTATAGTCTACATCAACAAATCTCACGACGCCGCCTCATTACAGACCGAAAACTTACGACGTGAACTCGTAACCAACAGGGTACTCAAAGCCTTCTTCGGTAACTTCAAATCTCGCGACGCTAACAATGCAGAATTCGACGAAGTGTTTAGCAAAAAAGCCTGGGTTGCCTACGATACCTTAGTCTGGCCCCGTGGAGCTGGTCAGCAGGTTCGAGGTGTCCTTTACAAAAACGACCGACCTGGGCTTATTGTCATAGATGACCTTGAAGACCCTGACATGATTGAAAATGATGAATATAGGAAGAAACAATACGAGTGGCTATACGCAGACGTCATCAAAGCTGTACCACGAATAGGGCCACAAGCTGATAAATGGAAAATAGTCTACATCGACACACTCAAGCATGAAGACTCTGTCCTCCAAAAACTCCTTGATTCTCCAGAATGGGCCTCGGTTCGTCTCGAAGCTTGTGACGATAATTTCAAATCCACAGCCCCTGATTTCATCTCAGACGAAGCTATCAAAAAAGAATGGGACCATCATGTAGCTGCAGGCCTAACAGACGTTTTCTTCCGCGAGCTTCGTAACCTCCCTATTTCAACAAAAGACGCTTCATTCAGATCTGATTATTTCCATTACTATAATCTCGGCCCTGGCAGGTCAGCCAAAGAAGGTGACCTAAACCTACTCGACGTGGAAGTCCAACACAACAACAATATCGAGACAGTGGTCATTCTCGACCCTGCCAAGACTGTAAAAATCAACTCTGCCGAATCTGCCATTATTGGCATCGGCATCGACCTCACTAATGCAAAACTCTACATACGTGACATAGTTAGTGAAAAAATGTACCCTGATGAGATCTACAACGCACTCTTCGGAATGGCTATAATGCTAAATGCAAAAGTAATAGGAATTGAGGAAACCTCCCTAAACGAGTTCATCCGTCAGCCGATTAAAAACGAGATGTTCCGTCGCGGCTCGTTCTTCGAACTCGTATGGTTAAAAGCAAGAGGTGGGATGAAAAAAGAACACCGCGTTAAAGAGCTCGTACCCTACTACCGCGGCGGCTACATCTACCACAATGCTTCCTGTGCGAGCATTACAAAGCTTGAACAGCAGCTCCTAATGTTTCCACGCTCTGCCCTCTGGGACATCATGGATGCAGAGGCTTACATTATCGAGATGCTTGAACTCGGTGAGCGTTACTTTAGTCCAAAAGAAGACGTTAATGACATCGAGAGTGAATATAAAGAAATCGAATACGAGACCCCGCTATCTAATTGGAGGTATGCATGAATCCTACTGAGTCAATTCTTGGTGCTTTAGTAATTTCCTTTACTTCTTTAGCCATAGGTAAATACTATGGTTCTAATGGTAAGGTCAAAGATAATCAATGTTTGGAGAGAAGAGATTCTTGCTTTAAACTCCTCAGCGAGCGTATAGATAACTTGATTAAAAAGGTAGAGGATTTAGCAGAAATGGTTAACAAAAAGTTCATTTGAAAATCAAACGAATTATTGAGGAAGTTATGACTTTAAAAACTATCAGAATAGGTGCTTTAGAAAATGTCTTCCAATTTGACGATGGAGACTTTGCTGAAGGAATTGAGACAGACATGCCTATTAAAGCAGGGACACCTGCAGATCCTACTGATGCCCTTAGAAAAATGGACATAGGTAGTACAGTAGGTGACGTTCTCGGCTCTGCATCATCTACCAATTCTAACATTGCTGAGTTTGATGGAATCACTGGTAAGAAAATAAAAGACGGCGGACTATCTCATGCTGACATATCTGCTGTTATATCTGCCATTGCCGCTGGAGATACTGGCAGTTTCACTACAGTCTCTGCTATCCAAGCTGGTGGGTCAGGGACAATAGGGTTCCAATATAAAACAAGAACAGTAACTGTATCATCCGGCATCATTACATCAATAGGTACCGAATCAAGCTGGAACGACGTATAAGAGAGGAAACTATGCCCTACGTAATTACAGGTGAACCAACTTCATGGAAGGACTCTTACTACTCCAAAAGTAGCTATGACTACACTTACCCTGAAGGTCTCGATCTCCGACCTGGAAGTGACCTCCACACAAAGCTTCGCAACAACATCTGGCAGCGGGCTAGAGCCTCTCGGAATGAAATTCAGAAGCGGTTCGACTACTGGAGAAAAATCGATAGGACACTAACTACCTACGTTGACCTCACTGATTCGGAAGAAGAACTAAAACTCAAAGACCCTAACAAACCTGTAACGATAGTATTTCCCTACACCTACTCAATGCTCGAAGCATTGTTAACCTACCTATCAATGGCCTTCTTTCAAGAACCTATGTTCCAATACGAAGGTGTTGAAGACCAAGATACCGTAGGTGCCATGTTAATGGAGATGGTTATAAAACTCCACTGTATCAAGAACAAGGTTCAGCTCCCTGTCCATACAGTCCTTCGTGATTCTCTATGTTACGGAATAGGAATTGCCATTCCTGAATGGCGCCAACAGTTTGGACGTCGCCCTATAAAGTCCTCCATCTCGGCCCTGTCAGAACTAGGCCATACCACAACCAATAGTGTTGATATGATTGAAGACCTCCTATTCGAGGGCAATGCACTCAGCAACATCGACCCTTACATGTATCTACCAGATCCAACAGTATCCAGCGTCGACATCCAAAAGGGTGAATTCGTAGGCTGGGTTGAGCGTTCTAACTACATGAATCTCCTAAGCGACGAATCCAAGCCGAACTCTGGCCTGTTCAATGTGAAGTATCTAAAAACCAAGAAAGGTAAAAAGTCTGTATTTTCCCTAGACCAAAGTGACCGACAGATCCGAACTGGTGCAGTGAACCAATCTACCATGGGTGACTCTGTCAACTCAGTCGACGTCATTAAGATGTACGTGACACTTATTCCCAAAGACTGGGGCCTGTCTACTAGTGAAAACCCTGAAAAATGGTACTTCGAACTCGCCTCTGATGACATAATAATAGCTTGTGGAAAAGCAGACCACAATCACGGAATGTATCCTGTGTCGGTAGCATCTCCAGAATTCGACGGATATTCTCCGACTCCCCTCGGACGTCTCGAGGTCCTCTACGGTCTCCAGCACACACTCGACTTCCTCTTCAGCACGCACATCACTAACGTCCGCAAAGCCATCAACGACATGCTAATCGTTGATCCTTACCTAGTAAACATCACAGACCTCGAAGACCCAAAGCCTGGCAAACTCATCAGGCTTCGTCGTCCTGCCTGGGGACGTGGAGTAGACAAAGTTGTCCAACAGCTAGCCGTCACCGACATCACTCGTGCTAATATCCAAGACTCTGCCTACATCACCCAGTGGATGGACCGTATCTCTGGTGCGGACCAATCTATGCAGGGCTCCCTCCGTATGTCAGGTCCTGAGCGCCTTACCAGTGGTGAGTTCCAAGGTACACGTTCAAGTGCCATTAGTCGTCTGCAGCGCATTGCTATGATAATCGGCGTTCAGTTCATGCAGGACATAGGAACTATGTTCGCTTCTCACACCCAACAGTATATGTCCCAGGACACCTACGTTAAGATCGTCGGGAAGTATGAACAGCAACTATCCTCAGTCCTCGGACCTAACAAACGAGTTAGAGTCACCCCCTACGATCTAGCCATTAACTATGACTTAATCGTCAGGGATGGTTCCATACCTGGTGGGAATTTCAGTCAGTCATGGATTGAGTTGTTTAAAACCATAGGTACGACCCCTGAATTAATGCAGCAGTTTGACGTAACTCGAATCTTCATGTACATTGCTAATCAGCTTGGGGCTAAAAACGTCGAGGACTTCAGACGAGTAGCTAGCCAGACCCAAACCAAAGTAATGCCTGATAATATAGTTGAGCAACAAGTACAGGCTGGTAACTATGCCCCAATGGAGGCTATGCAATGAACGAAATGGAGATCAAATCAACTAAATCTCAAGTCGAAAATTTCAAAGATTCCTTCCTCTGGCTCGATATAGTAAATGAACTTGAAAACTGGAAACAAGGGT